CTTGCCACCTTTACCTTCTTTGATCCAAGCAGATAGCCAGAAGTCCTGACCATTTACTGTGATGTTGCCCTTGTAATCGGGGTGGTTTGGTATTTCTTTTTTGTCGTTCTTAAACAGAACACCAGAGTTATCACGCTTTTCCATATTAACCTTTCGCATTCTTTAATGCACTTCTTACTTTACTAGGAAGCAAAGTCCATAGAGCGACTTTTTGTTCGCTATCTAGGTTCTCTGATTCCAACTTTACCCAAGCTGTCTTAGGTTCTTCCTTCTCGCAGATAGCAATTAATTCCATTGCTAACTCTCTGAGATAATTCTGTTCATCTTCTGGAATGCTATCCATTGCACCTTGTGTTGGTGTAATCACAGGGGCTTGCTTCTCTTCTCTTACGGGAGGAGAAGAATCAAGCGCATCATGCTCAACAATCTCCATAGCTGATACCCATAGGTATCTTCTAGTGTACGTTTCTACAGCCCCTAGGTTTTGAATTGGATGGCAACCTTTGAGGTTTGCTTCTGCCATAGGGCTTGTCAGAACGATCTGAGTGCCATCATCTGTATCTGTGATACACAGAGTAGCCAGTTCTTTGTCAAATGACACTACACCACACAAACCCACTTTATAGAAGATTTGGTTAATTGTAGGTAAAAAGTCTCCAAGTTCAAAGTATTGATACCCTGCAAACTTGTTGTGGCCTGACTTTTTAAGTGGAGCCGCTTGCAAGGCAATCCTTGCTTCCATCAGTTTTTTATGTACACCCATGATATTTCCTTAAGTATTTTCGTCTAATTCAGCATTAATAATTTCTTTTTGATCCTCAATATCTAAGTCTTTAAACTCGATAAAGTGGTTTTCTTGGCAACAATGCCATTTGTCGCCCTGTGGCTCTAAGCAATAGCAGCAGTACGGAATGTCTGCAAATTGATCTCTGTACTGTTCAAACAATGTCTTCATATTCACTCCTGTTAGTTTATTAAAATGTGGGTTTTTTATTGCCCACACCCATAATGTGCCACATACATTCCTGATTTTACATAGGGGTTTTCCCTAATTTACGCAACTTTTTTATCATGCTAGGCTACTCACATGAACATCGAACAAATTGAACAAACTTGTGCAGAAACATTGCTTGATTACGCAATCACAATGGCTAATGCTTACGTAACCGAACCAGAGGACTTCAATGCCGCAGTTGTAGCTTTGCTTTGCAGAACACTAGAAAACCACATAAACCGCCCCATCAACATTCAGGAACTTTACCAATGACCCAAGAAGCAGTTATCAGAGCATTACAAAATGGACCACTAACGTCCTACCAAATAGAAGACTTAACTGGCATACCAAGACTATCTATTGCAGCTTGTTGCACAAAGATGAGCTACAAGAAGAAATTAAAAATCGGAAAAATTAAGATGGGTAGGTCTTGGGTTTCTCAGTACACTTTAGCGCCACACATGATAGAAGCTGAAAAGGTTGAAGAGCCTAGAGATCTGCTGAACCCGTTTGACATCAGAAACGCAAAGGGCATCTTTTCTAAGTCTGAATATGCGAATATGAACGCCCAGGCTATTCGTTTGTTTGGCAGAAAACCAACAAATGAAATCACAAATAATCAATTTATTTGATACAATGTTTTGAAGCATGGATAGATACGAAGTCATGAGCGTATCGAAAAGAGAGCCTCCCCTCCTTCCATTGTTTCTTTTTGTTAGTGGGTGGACAGAGCGAGGAAAATTATGCTTTTACAGCCGAAAAATTGGGCAGTCTTTCAACATTACAAAGACAGATGCCCCCCTTGGATAAAACTTCATCGTGACCTGTTAAACGACAGGGCTTATATGCGCTTGCCTATTGCAAGCAAAGCGATAGCACCAATGCTTTGGCTGCTTGCAAGCGAGTCAAAAGATGGTGTTTTTGATGGCTCACTAGATGAGCTAGTCTTTCGTCTACACATCACGCCAAAAGAATATCAAGATGGTGTTAAGCCATTGATTGATAACGACTTTTTTAATGTTGTTAGCGGAGTGATAGCAGAGTGCAAGCAAGTTGCTATCCCAGAGACAGAGGGAGAGACAGAGACAGAGACAAAGAAGAAAGCAACTATCGTTGCACCGCCTGAAGGCGTTTCTGATTCTGTTTGGCAGGAATTCAAATCTTTGAGGAAAGCCAAGAAAGCCCCGATAACTCAAAGAGCCATTGATGCCATCACAAGTGAGGCAAACAAAGCTGGTTGGACTCTAGAGAAAGCTTTGGAGGAATGTGTTGTTCGTGGTTGGCAAGCATTCAAAGCAGATTGGGTTGCGACAAAAGCAAACCCTGCCGACATAGTAAGGCTCACAGTTCCAAGTAAAAATGAGCCTGACCCTGCTTTAGAAAAGATTAAGGCTGATGCTTTAAAGGCAGCGCCCATGCCAGAAAGTTTCAGACAGTTTGCCCAACAAGTGAGAAAAGCATGAACTACTTTGAAGCTATGAGACTGCTAGACAGAGTAAAAGAGGGTGTTCCGATCCCTTTACGCCTCATTTGTGAAGCGTTAATCCTAACTGGTGACTTAGATGAGTAGGGTATATACCTATGGCATACAGTAGAAAGAACATATCCAATGAAGGAGACAGAGTCGTTCTGGAGAAAGCCGAAGCAAGGGAGATTTACCGAACTTGGCAATCAAACAGAGATAACGATTTTGTTCGTGCCAGGCTTGAGCGTTGCGAAAAGGTTTATGGATCAGGCGCAAGAGATCGAGTCAGGACCTATATGTCAAGAATGAAAGAAGGACAAATTGAATGAGTTGGCTTTATTCGCAGGCGCTGGTGGAGGAATACTTGGGGGACAACTTCTCGGATGGAGAACAATCTGTGCCGTTGAATGGGAGCCATACGCAGCTTGCGTACTTGCCGCCCGACAAAATGACGGCCTTCTCCCGTGTTTCCCGATTTGGGATGACGTTCAAACCTTTGACGGCAGACCTTGGCGAGGAGTTGCTCAAGTCATTTCGGGAGGATTTCCTTGTCAAGACATTTCCATTGCAGGAAAAGGAGATGGACTTGATGGAGAGCGATCAGGAATGTGGAAACAAATGGCGAGGATCATTTGCGAAGTGGGACCAGAGTACGTCTATGTGGAGAACTCACCAATGCTCGTTTCTAGGGGACTTGGAGCCGTTCTCGGAGACTTATCCTCAATGGGGTTTGATGCGAAATGGGGAATTGTGGGAGCAAAAGACGTTGGTGCAAACCACCAAAGGGACAGAATCTGGATTGTGGCTCACTCCAACAGTAATGGATGGACTGCCCGCAAGAAATCCAGAAGCCTTAGAGAGACAGTATCAGAACAACAGGAAGGGCAGGACAACCCACTCCACTCTGAGGGAGCAGGTAGTCTACCCGCCACCAAAGGAGATGTTTCCAACTCCATGCTCAACAGATTACAAGGGATCGGGTCAGGCAGGACAACTGAGAGACAGATTGGACTACGCTGCCGAAAGGGGAGCAACGAAGAACAAAACATTTATGGAGCCGACAGAACCTGGTGGTCAGTTGAACCCGACTTGGGTAGAGTGGCTAATGGGGTGGACGCTAGGGTGGACAGACTTAAAGCCATTGGCAACGGGCAAGTCCCTCTCTGTGCCGCAACTGCATGGGGACTCCTGAAATGAGAAGAGCTGCCAGAGTTGATGCCAATCAGGAGCAAATCGTATCCGCACTAAGGGCTGCTGGCGCTTACGTGTGGATTATTGGCTTACCAGTGGATCTTTTGGTTGGATACAAGGGTCACACCTTTCTGGTTGAGATCAAGACAAACTCTAAAAAGAAGTTTACTAAACTACAAACAGACTTTTTTGAGAATTGGGCTGGTGGTACGTTGGCAAGGATTGATAACCCAGAAGCCGCATTGCGAATGATTGCAACACTAGGGTAAGTACCTATTCAAAATATTCCATAAAAGGAATAACATTTAATTTTTAACAGGAGTAAATTATGAACACATGGGAATTTGATACAACAGTTGGTGCGGGTAGCGAAGTCGTAACAGTAGTCTACGAATACGAGCAAGACCAAGACTCAACCTACAACGAATCTATTAAAGAGATTTGGTTCGAGGGACGCAATGTCATTGGCCTTCTTTCTGATGAGCAATTCAAAGAGCTAGAGATGGAGGGAGCCATGCGGTTTCAGTATCACAAGCTTAATTACAAAACAGAAGACGTATGACTAAACAAAAAAAAGAGCTTTTAATTGGTTGTGGATCTAACCACACCAAAAAGATGGCAACAGATAGAACAACTGGTTTTGATAACTTAACCACCTTGGACTACAACGCTGACCACAATCCTACTGTTGTGTGGGATTTGATGGTTCTGCCATTGCCATTTCCAGACAACGAGTTTGATGAAATCCATGCTTATCAGGTGCTAGAGCATCTTGGACAACAGGGTGACTACAAACTATTCTTTGCTCAGTTCTCAGAATTCTGGAGACTTCTCAAGCCAAATGGTCATTTCCTTGCGACTTGTCCATCCAGAAGTTCAGTCTGGGCTTATGGTGATCCAAGCCATACAAGAATCATGCAGCTTGAACAACTGGTGTTCCTATCCCAAGATGAGTACAAACGTCAGGTAGGCAGAACGCCCATGTCCGACTTTAGGAATATCTACAAAGCAGACTTTAAAACTGTCTTCCAAGAAGAGGATGATGACATTAGGTTTGTATTAAAAGCCATAAAGAATTGATTCTGTAGCATATAATTCAAGCCATGAAACAACGTGGCGGCTCAAGAAAGGGCGCTGGTCGCAAGAAGATCAGCGAACAAGGTAGGACTATCCGAGCAAGGGTAGCGCCTATCCATGAGCAAGCATTGACCTTGGCAGGGAATGGTTCCTTGTCCGAAGGAATAAGACGTTTAGCTGAGAAGCATTGGAGATTAATTCATGGAGAGCCAGACAAGCCCCGACAAAGCAATTCAGTATTTGATCGACACCGCACCCTTGTACGCCCAAGCGAAGTCAGAGCGCCTGTACTTGGAGGAGTTCCGAAAGTCCAAGAAGGCTCACCTGATGAGCCAGGCAGGGACGGAAGTTCTGGGTAAACAAGAAACCTTTGCCTATGCCCATGCTGAATACATTGAAGTGCTAGAGGGCATAAGAGCTGCCGTGGAAAAAGAAGAGAAGTATCGTTGGTTGATGACCGCTGCCCAAGCTAGGATCGAGGTCTGGAGAACCAACCAGTACTCAGCCAGAATGGAAGTTAGGGCAACCCAA